GGTCGTCTTCGGATGGCGCGAAGCTGGAACGCGCGTGGTGCGACTATGTCGGCGTGCCGACGGCGAATTGGGACGCTTTTCGGGTAGACATGCTTGTGCGGAAGTCGCACGGCTGCACATTCCGCGAGCTGCTGGCGCTGGAGCATCCGAACGCGGTGGACGAAACCTGTATTGGCGGGTGTTTTGGATGCCCGAATACCTACGGTTACGAGCCGAAGAACAAACCGTGCCCGCATGAACATGTTCATCAGCGAGAGGTAAAAGAAGTACTGTGCGCGGCCTGTTGGGATCGTATCGTCCCGGGAAGTGAGGCGCTGCACAATGAGTAAGGCCGTACTTATCAGCATCCGCCCCAAATGGTGCGAGCTGATCGCCAATGGCACAAAGACCGTTGAGGTGCGCAAGAGCCGCCCAAAGCTGCACACGCCGTTTAAGTGCTATATCTACTGCACAAAACCGGAGGAAAAGCTACTCACCATTATGAAAGACGGCGATGAGAATTATGGAGAAACGTATCACGGCAAGCCGGTTTTCATAAAGACGGAAAAAGCGCCGACCACTGGCTTATGGGATAAGCGGCAAAAGGTTATCGGGGAATTTCTGTGCGATCAGATCATCAACATTAACGGCGCGGGAAGGATACCGTCGGATGCTGCGCGGCCAACCTGCCTAGAGCCTGCGGAGCTGCACCGGTATCTCGGAGCTGCCACCGGCTTCGGCTGGCACATATCCAATCTCAGGATTTACGATACCCCGCGCGAACTGCGGGAATTTTACGCTGTGCCAAATGAGGTAGAGGTAGCGCTCAAGGCAAAACCCAGGCCAATTACCCGCCCGCCGCAGAGCTGGCGGTATGTGGAGGAAGAGCTATGGAACGACTGACTAAATGGAACGAATCATCGTATAAACACGCCTATTATCCGCGCTGCTTCAAAGAACCGCGCTACGGCAGCGGGTGCAAAATCAAGGATTGCCCGTTTGAAATAGCGGTGTGTGAGCGACTTGCGGCCTACGAGGACACGGGGCTGACGCCAAAAGAGGTAACTGCGCTAGGAGAACTGTTCGATTACGCGCTGAAAGAATCAAAAACGCTGACTGAGCAGCTTACATTGCTCCATCACATCCGCGAGCTTGCCGAGGCCGACAAGGACGGAAGAGTTATTGTTCTACCTGCCAAAAAAGGAGATACACTGTATGCCGTGACTAGGTTTGGAGTTGAAAAACGAGTTGTAAAAGAAATTGCAGCGCCATTTTTCTACAATACTTACGAAAGTAGTGATAGGGCAGCGCTCTCAACCGATATTAGAAATTTTGGTAAGACCGTTTTCCTCACCCACGAAGAAGCCGAGAAGGCTTTGCGGGAAATGGAGGGCAAGAAGGATGGCTAAGTACGTAACCAAAGCGCAGTTGAGACAACTCTATCAGGCTCAGCTCATCGATAACGACGAATATCTGAGACTTTTAAAAGAGTTTGCAGGGATAGAATCCCGGCCGACCACGGAGTACAACCACTACGACGAAAATGGCGAGTTTATTGGTAGCAGCGTGGACACCGATCTTTCTGACCTGCTGGACGAGGCTGGCGTGGAGGTGCGGGACGATGGGCCAACATAAACACAACCCGGTCGCCATTGCGGCGGCAAAAGGCGAGCTGCTGTCGAAGCTGTATCGGTAGTGCGTTGCCAAGATTGCGAGAATTTCAGTCGGAATGAAGAAAATGACCCGTACTGCGCAGATCGGAGAGGGCTTTCAGACCCGGAGCCTGACGGGTATTGCAGCTACGGAGAACGGAGGGAAGAATAAAGGATGAGCCTAATAGACGCTGCCGGATACACCACAATGATTATGGCGCAGAATCCAGACTGGTGCGCCAAAAGAATGGAAAACTTCGAGAAGTACATCACGGAAAATAGTGCTGGTGCTGCCGAGGTGTGTAATGAAAGGAAAGACAACTCCGCGATGGTGATTCTCAAGGATGAGGGGGCAAGAAGGATGGCAACGAAACGAGTATGTGACCGCTGCGGGGCGGAGATAAACCCCACAAGCTCTGCGACGTATGTAAACGTACGAAGCGCGTTCCATGAGGAATCACCTGATATTGAGCTTTGCTGCTCCTGCGCGATGCAAATCAAAGAATGGCTTAAGTCGAGTGTAGAGGAGGACAAGAAGGATGGTAAAATACACTGAAATATGCGCATTGTACCATTTTTGCGTCGATCTTGGAATCAAATGCACGATAGAGCGCCTGCACGACGGCTATGCAGTGCGTTTCCCGGACGGAAGTGACTTCGCACAGCATCATGGCACATATGGCGGGACGGAAGGATGCGTTGAACCGGCTATCGGGGACTCCGAATTTGACTATACTGCAGTCGGCTTGAACCTCGCGAAGGAGCTCGTGAAGAAACACAAAGGCAAATTGGAGGGCAAGAAGGATGGCTGAACTGAAACCGTGCCCGTTCTGCGGCGGTGACGTAGAAGAAACAGGCGGTTCGTGTAATTTCGGGAAAAAGATTATGACGCTCAATGTAAAGTGCAGGAAATGCGGGACATCCGTTGCCCTGAAAACAGCATGGAACACGAACGCATACATTGAAGCGGTTGAGGCATGGAACAGGAGTGTAAACCATGCATGAGGAGGAAAGTTGATGCAGGATTGCTGTTTTACATGCAAAAATCTGGAATACAGAAAGAACTACGTTTATCCGTACCGGTGCTTGAAGCACAAAGCAGAACGGTTCTCGGAGAAGGAATTTGAACGGATGTACTTTTCTGGAGAGGAATGCAAAGACTTTGAACAAAGGAGGTGGCCCGATGGGAGCGATTCTAGCGATTGACCCCGGCAATACGCAATCCGGCTATGTAATTGTAGAGCATGATGGAGAAGAAATTCGCCGCGTGCTGGAGGTCGGGAAGATCGAGAACAATGTGCTGCTGCCGCTGATCGCGCAGAAGCTTTACGGGAACGGCTACGACGTGGCAATCGAGATGATCGCGGGCATGGGCATGACGGTAGGCCAAGAGGTTTTCGATACCTGCGTCTGGATCGGGCGGTTCTGGCAGACGATATTGTGGCAGACTGGATATGGGCCGACGCGGATATTCCGCCGGGAAGAAAAGCTGGATCTGTGCGGTTCGCTATCTGCCAAAGATGCAAACATCCGTCAAGCCCTCGTTGACCGCTACGCGCCCGGCCAGCCGAATTTCGGCAAGGGCACGAAGAAGAATCCCGGTTTCTTTTACGGCTTCTCTGCGGATATGTGGGCGGCGATGGCGGTAGCCGTGACGTATTTCGATAAGTACATCAAGGGGGTAAAGCTTTGAACAAGACGCAGCGCAAGCCGCCGAGGCCGCCGATGCAGCTGACGTGCGATGCCTGCGGGAAGACGTTTATGCGCGCACCGTCGAAGTACAAGGCAAAATACAATTTTTGCAGCGAGGCGTGCGCATGGACGGCACATAGAGAAGCTGTGATGGGCCGGGCGGAGCGCGTGCAGATCCTGATTACACGATCAATCCCGGTATACCCGGAAATGCGGCCTGTCTGCGGGCGGGTGTATCCTGCCGAAAAGTACAAATACAGGACAAACCGAACGGGCTACGTCGTAGAGGTCAACGGCAAGCGGGTATGCGTGAGGGTGGACGAATGCAGGGAAATCTAGGGCTCACACCGGTGCAGGCTCCGTGCAAAGGCTGTGCGGACAGGCACACCGGCTGTCACACGGACTGCACCCGATACATAGCATTCCGCCGGGAGGCGGACAGATACAAGCAGGAGAAATCGAAGGACGCGGCGAGATATGCAACAACAAGGGGCTGTATGCGGGCGCTGCACGATGCGAACCGCGCAAAGCGCGAAGGGAGGCAACATTACTGATGAGCACGCCGCGATACGGCTGGTGGGCCTATGCGAAATGGATGATTCGCAGCTATAAGGGCGGCGGGCTGATGACGAGGGCCGAGCGCGCTGCCGTTGAGGATGCAATCGCAGAGACGGAACGGCTCGCTGACGGCGTGGAGCGGCTGCGGCTCATAGACTTGGTTCTTTGGAAGCGGACGCACACCTTACAGGGCGCTGCGATGGCGGTTTATGTGTCCGAACGCACCGCGCAGGAGTGGCACAGGCAATTTATTCGCCTTGTGGGGCAAAAAAGAGGGCTTTTATGAAAAAGTCTGCGTCCCAGAGCCAAATTTAACATTTACTATAAGGGCGTAGAGATCAACTCTACGCCCTTCTTCATCGGCACCGCAGCGTTCTGCGGAAACCTCCTCCTCCTGTTCTCGTGTTCTCCGGTGTGAATAAATATATTTATTCACACACGGAGACACGAGAACGAAAGAATGAGGCAGAAAGGAGCGGCTATGGCGAGTTTGCGCGCCCTTGCACACAAGCTGCAAACAGCGCTCTTGTACAACGGAATCAAAATAAAAATCAATCAAATGCAGATCTATTCCGCGAAAAATGACAGGATGGTGACGAAATACATGGTTTACGAATATCGACCTGATGAAAAGCCGAAGAACGTCACTCTGCTGGAAACGTACCAGATTGCGGATGTGGTGAAGCTGCTGGCCGGACTTTACAGCGATGGCGGATGAAAAGCTTACGCCGAAGCAGAGACGATTCTGCGAAGAATATCTGAAATCCGGGAACGCGACAGAAGCAGCGAAAAAGGCCGGGTACAAAGAAACATCATGCAGAGTGATTGCGGCAGAAAACCTATCAAAACCAGCTATTTCTGCATATATAAAGCGCAGGCTGGACGAACAAGAGGCTGCGCAGGTCGCGGATTCAAACGAAATTCTGAAATTTTACACTGCGGTCATGCGCGGGGAGGTCAAAGACCAGTTCGGCATGGACGCATCGCTATCCGACCGGCTGAAAGCCGGTGACAGTCTCATGAAGCGATACGCGGCAGCTTCCGACCGCAACAGGACGACAATGGAGAAGCTTGATTCGATGCTGAAGGAGTTCCAAGATGCTGTTAAGTCCGAAACAACGTGAATTTGTAAAATACGGGACGCATCGATGGAACTTCAAGGGCGGAGCCACCAGAAGCGGGAAGACTTACCTCGATTTTCGATGGATCATACCGATCCGGATTCGTGAGCGAATCGGAAAAGATGGTCTGGCCGTCATTCTCGGCGTAACAAAATCCACGATTGAGCGAAATGTGCTGGAGCCGATGCGGAACCTGTATGGCGATATGCTTGTCGGAACAATCTCCAGCGACAACACAGCGTGGATTTTCGGGGAAAAGTGCTATTGCCTCGGTGCGGAAAAGGTTTCTCAGGTGTCAAAGATTCGCGGTGCATCGATTAAATATTGCTATGGGGACGAAGTAGCTGATTGGTCGGAAGAAGTATTCGCACTGCTGAAAAGCCGTCTTGACAAGGAATATTCTTGTTTTGATGGGACGTTCAATCCGCAATATCCTGACCACTGGCTGAAAAAATTCCTCGATAGCAACGCGGATATTTTCAGCCAGACATACACGATAGACGACAACCCGTTCCTGCCGGAATCTTTTAAAGAAAATCTGAAAAAAGAATACGAAGGGACGGTTTATTACGACCGCTACATTCTCGGCCTCTGGGTACGTGCCGAAGGACTGGTATATCCGATGTTTGGAGATGGCTGCATCACGCAGGAGATCCCGGACACCGGAGATTATTATATATCTATAGACTATGGCACGCTGAACCCGTTTTCTGCCGGGTTATGGTGCGTTGGGAAGAAATGTGCAGTCAGAATCGCGGAGATCTATTACAGCGGCCGCGAGGAAAAAAAGCAGAAAACAGATGAGGAATACTGCGACATGGTAGAACGGCTTGCAGGAGATAAGCCAATCAGGGCCGTTGTCGTGGATCCGTCTGCCGCGTCGTTCATTGAAGCGCTGCGCAGAAGGAGCGGATTTAAAGCCCGGCACGCTGACAACGACGTTTTGAACGGGATCCGCACAACGTCCGATTTCCTGCGAGATGGAAGAATCAAGATTCATGCGGGCTGTAAAGACACCATCCGCGAATTTGGGCTTTACAGGTGGGACGAAAAAGCAGAATCTGACCGCGTCGTGAAGGAAAACGACCACGCTATGGACGAAATCAGGTACATGGTGATGACGGTCTTGAAAAAGCACTTCAAAGAACACAGATTTGTGCCGGAGCTGGCGCGGTGAGGCAAAAGATGAAAACATATCAGGATTTTTTAGAGGTTGCGGAAAAGTCTGACCGGGAACGGATGGAATTTGTTCTGTCCGCGATAAATAATCACAAAGACTCGGATTTATACAAACAGGCGGTTATTGCGAAGGAGTATGACGCGCACAGGAATGTGACGATTGCTAATTTTCAAAAGCTGCTTTATACACTCAACGGGAAAGTCATTCCGGACAACTACAGTCCGAACTATAAGCTTCGGAGCAATTTCTTTGCAAATTTCATCACGCAGGAAACGCAGTATCTGCTCGGGAACGGCGTGACGCTGAAAGAAGCCGCGAACAAAGAAAAACTCGGCGCATCGTTCGACGTTCGGCTGCAGGACGCAGCGCATGCGGCCCTTGTTGGAGGCGTATCGTATGGCTTCTGGAACCTTGATCATCTTGAGGTTTTCGATGTAACAGAGTTCGTTCCGATTCTCGATGAGGAAAACGGTGCGTTGCGCTCCGGGATTAGATTCTGGCAGGTATCCGATACGAAGCCGCTTCGCGCAACACTCTACGAGCCGGACGGCTTTACACAGTTCATCCGCAGAAGCGGAAAAAACATGGAGATCCTAGAGGCGAAGCGCGGATATGTATCTGTCGAGGCAAGTTCCGAAGCGGACGGTACGGAGATCCTTGCATATCAAAACTATCCTGGCTTCCCGATTATTCCGCTCTACGGCAACCGCGCAAGGCAGTCAGAGCTTGTCGGCCAACGCGAGGCGATAGACTGCTACGATCTCATTAAGTCAGGCTTTGCGAATACAGTTGATGAGGCGTCAATCATTTACTGGACGATCTCGAACGCTGGCGGAATGGACGAGATCGATATGGCACGGTTCAAAGAGTCCATGCGGCGGATCGGCGTTGGGCTCGTGGACGACGACGGCGCGAAGGCAGAGGCTCATACGCTCACAATCCCAGTTGAAGCTCGGGAAGCGCTTCTTTCCAGAATCAGCGACGATCTTTACCGTGACGCGCAAATGCTTGATGTGGCAAAAGTGCAGGCGGGGCAGAAGACGGCGACGGAGATCATGGCGGCGTATCAGCCGATGGATAACAAGGTGGATCAATTTGAATACTGCGTGATCGAGTTCCTGCAGGCGTTGTTTAAGATCGTTGGTATTGATGACGAGCCATCCTTTATGCGATCCAAAATAACAAATCAGTTAGAACAGACGCAGATGGTGCTGCTTGCCGCGAGCTACCTTGACGACGAAACGATTCTGAGCAAGCTGCCGTGGCTTACGCAGGAGGAAATCGCAAACATTTTGAAGAGGAAAAGCGCGGAAGAATTAGAGCGATATTCCACGAAAGATATGGAGGAATAGACGTATGAGCAGCATGGTACAGGGCGATGCGTACAGTCTGGCCGTCACGGTCAAGAACAACGGGCAGGCTGTCGAGATCGACGATATTGAGAAGATCGAAATGACGCTTCTGTATTTGCAGAAGTATTACCCAGGCCAGATCACATACGCGGACGGGAAATTCTATTTCCCGCTGGCGCAGGAAGAAACATTCCGCCTGCCGAAGGTCTGCCCGATGCAGATTCGCGTGAAATTCAAAAGCGGTGACGTGCTCGGCTCCGAGAAAAAGCAGATCGACGTATCCGCCGCGCTTTCAAAGGCGGTGTTGTGATGGGCGGCATTGAATTTGAACTCAAGAACCGCGACCCGATCGACGTTTCCTTTAACGTTTCCGTGCGTGCCGGCGGCGGCTCCGGCGGCTACAACATCGGCCCCGGATTGAAGCTGGACGCCGAAACCAACACCCTGTCCGTCGATACGGCGGACGCAGTCGAAAAGGACAACACCAAGCCCGTAACGTCCGCCGCCGTGTATACGGAGGTCGGCAACATCAACGCGCTGCTTGCGACGATTTAAGGAGAGGATTTTATGAGCACACAAACCGAAATTACCAGACTACAGACTGCGCGGAACAAGCTGCGCACATGGCTCGTCGGCCTCGGCCTTGCCGCGAGCACGGACAAGCTCGACGCGCTGGCCGACAAGGCATCGGCCATCAAAAATCAGGGCGCGGTTGACGCCAACGTCAAGGAGGGCGAGTCCTACACCATCCCCGCGGGCTATCACAACGGCTCCGGCACGGTCAAGGGCGTCTCCGGCGGCGGCAACTACAACCTGCAGGCCAAATCCGTCACGCCGACGAAGGAGCAGCAGTCCGTCACACCAGATCAGGGCTATTACGGCCTGTCCGGCGTGACCGTCGGCGCGATCCCGGAAAACTATCAGGACGTGTCCGCCACGACCGCCGCACCCGGCGACGTGCTGGCGAATAAAGTATTTATCGACGCGGACGGCGTAACGCAGGCTGGCACCATGCCGGACAACGGTGCAGTGGAGAAAGTGCTGGACGCGACGACCGGCAATCAGGAGTACACTGTCCCCGCCGGTAAGCACTCCGGCACGGGCAAGGTATCTATCATGCTGGAAACCAAGTCCGCCACGCCTACCGAGGCCGCGCAGGACATCACGCCCACCAAGGGCAAAGTCCTCGGCAAGGTCACGGTCGGCGCGATCCCGGACAAATACAAGGACGTTTCCGGCGTGACTGCCGGAGCTGCTGACGTGCTGGACGGAAAGTTTATCGTGCTGGCCGACGGCAGCAAGGTCGAGGGCACCATGGCCAACAACGGCGCGATCGCAAAGACCATCGACGGCCTCACGCAGACCAGCGTAGACATCCCCGCAGGCTATACCTCTGGCGGCACAGTCAGCCTGACGGACGACATCGAAAAAGCCCTCGCCGCGATCTAAAGGAGGAACAGACATGAGCGTACAGACCGAGATCGACCGCATTATCACGGCAGTCGGCGCGGCGTATGACGCAGTGGAGGCCAAAGGCGGCACAGCCCCTGCGGCACAGACCATCGAAGGGCTTGCCGCAGCAGTCGGTACGATTCAGACCGGAATCGCTCTGCAGCTGATCGTAACAGTATCTGCCGGTGCGACCGTCACGGCGACGAACGGCTCCAAAACAATTACTGGAACATCTGACAGCGCCGGAGTTTGCACGCTTATCGTTCCGGAGATCGGCACATGGAGCGTATCCGCGACGCTGGACGGGAAAACATCTGACACAAAATCCGTATCTATCACGGACAGCTATGCGGTGTCGCTTAATTTTGTAGACCCGTTACTGAATAACAATACTTGGGAAACAATAAAAAATATATCCGACGCGGGACAAGGCGCGAACTATTGGAGCATCGGGGACAGAAAAGCTGTAACACTAGATGGAACGGTAAGGGCCCTGACGCTCTCTAATTACACAACGTATGCTTTCATTATCGGATTCAACCATAATGCGAGCGTTGAGGGCGCAAACCGCATCCATTTCCAACTCGCAAAAACCGCCCTATCCGGAGGTACGGACGTTGCGCTATGCGACAGCTATTACAGCAGTTACAACAATACCGGTGTCGGATTCGTCATGAATACCGGAAACTCAAACTTGGGCGGTTGGGCATCGTCAAATATGCGAACAGGAACTTGCGGTACAAGCCTATCAAGCTACTCTAGTACGATCATTGCGGCCATCCCGGCAGCGCTCAGAGCCGTGCTGAAATCCGTGACGAAGTACACGGACAACACCGGCGGCGGAAATCCATCGGCGAACAACGTAACAGCGACGACGGATTACTTTTTCCTCCTCTCCGAGCTTGAGGTTTTCGGGAGTATTTCGAGGGCAAACCCGAACGAGGCGAGCAAGCAAGCGCAGTACGCCTATTATTCCGCCGGGAACAGCAAAATCAAGTACAAGCACAACGGAACGGCGGCAGCCGCTATTTGGTGGCTCCGTTCTCCGTCTACGACCGCCTCCAACGTTTTCGTGGATGTGACCACCGGCGGGACAGTCGACATCAACATCGCGTACTATTCCCTCGGCTTCGCGCCCGGCTTTTGCGTATGAGAGAAAAGCGCATGGAGTATATCGTGTATAAACGGTTCCGCGGGAATGGCATTGATGGAGAATTTAATCTCCGATACGGAACTGTGGTATCGGAAATTGAAGGGTTCCTGTTTGCAGCGGACGGCAGGCGGATATGCGCTGTTTCCAGTGAAAACGGATGGGAGCATTTCAGGCAGAATACACCTGAGGGCGCGATGCGGCAGGAAATGCTTGAACGCCTCTATCGCTGGTATGAAAAAAACGGCTGCGGTGAAGACTTCACGGATGAAAAATGGCCGGGGCAGGAAAATGGGTATTGGAAAAATCGGCTGAGAACCGCAAGTACAGAGCGATTGGAGAAAATCTATCAAGAGAAATTTGGAGGGACGCCATGTATGCAGTAAAACAGGACGGCGCGTTCGCCGGGTATGCGGACAGTATTGTGCCCATCCGACTGCACGGCAACGGTTGTTATGTCCCGTGCAAGGAAGATCAGGCAGAAGGATTTTGCGCTAAGATGGCTGTGACTATTACAGATGAAGAAGGGACTGAGCATCAGGTGCTTTCTGACAGGGTGTTTCATCTCCCCGGTTACACGTTGAAAGGTACGGAGCCGGAGGGCAGCTATGAGGAAATGGGTGCGGCACTGCCACTCACAGATGCAGAGAACGCGGCGAAAATTTTACTTGGGGAGGCGGAATAACATGAGCACCTACACCGAGCGGGCGCGGGCGCTGCGCCCCTATATCGTCAAAAGCGCCGCCAGTCTCACTGACGCCGACGCGAGTCTCGCGCCGGAGCTTTTCACCCGCCTGACCGGCTCCGGCAGCCTCGTCAAAGCCGGCACGCGCATCAACTGGGGCGGCACCATCAAGCGCGCCGCCTCCGACCTCTGGGACACGGCCCAGAACACCCCGGACGCCGCCCCGGCCCTCTGGGAAGACATCGCCTACAAGCAGGGCTTCCGCATCATCCCCGAGACCATCACCGCCGGCCTTGCATTCTCCAAAGGCGAAAAAGGCTGGTGGCAGGACGAGCTCTACGAATCCCTGCTCGCCGCCAACGTCTGGAACCCATCCGTTAACCCGGACGGGTGGAAGAAGATCACGGAAGAAGGTACATAGCCATGGACACCAAGGCAATCATCGTAACCCTCGTCTGCGCCGTGCTCGGCGAGGCGGATAGAAATGTATGAGCACAAGCAACACCGCCGGGCAGAAAATGACCGACGCAGAGCTCGCAAAGCTTGAAAAGCGGATTGCTGCGATATACAGGGAAGCGTATAACGATCTGACGGATACGATCAGGGATTACTTCGGTAAATTTGCAGCGCGTGACGCGGTGGAAAAGGCGCGGCTGGACGCTGGGGAGATCTCGGAGGATCAATACAAGCTGTGGCGTGCTGCTCAGATTGGACGCGGGAAGCGGTTTGAAGCGCTAAGGGATAAAGTCGCAGAGCGAATGACGAATGCAAACGCAACCGCAATCGCCTATATCAACGACGCAACGCCGGGGATTTACAGCCTGAACAGGAACCTAGCAGCCTATATGATCGAGCAGGTGGTGGGGGACGTTGGATTCGATCTCTGGGATGAGCGGGTTGTGAAGCGCCTGATTGCCGAGCAGCCGGAGCTTATGCCGTACTATCCGGAAAAGCGGGCGCTCAATCGCGGGATAGATCTTGCATATGGGAAAAAGCAGATCACGGCCAGTGTCACCAGCTCCATCTTACAGGGCAGAAGCATCAAGGGCATGGCAGATGATCTGCAAAGTCGTATCACCACCATGAACCGCGATTCCGCTATCCGGACAGCTCGAACGGCAGTCACGGGCGCGCAGAACGCCGGACGGCTGGATTCCTTTTATGCTGCCGAGAAAATGGGAATCAAGTGCAGAAAACAATGGATAGCGACGCTCGACGGAAGAACCCGCCACTCCCACGCCATGCTCGACGGCGAGATCGTGGACAACGACAAAAAGTTCTCCAACGGCTGTCGCTACCCCGGCGATCCACAAGGAAGACCGGAAGAAATTTATAACTGTTTTGTAGGGGAAACGCAAATAGCTTCCGACGGTGAAATCGTAAGAAGCTATAAACACGAATATTGCGGTGAGTTAATCGAAATCGAAACTTCCGGTGGCGTAAAGTTCGCCTGTACACCGAACCACCCAATATTGACACCGAGCGGGTGGGTTGCAGCGGCACTCCTTAACAATGGAGACGACTTGCTTGTAGCAGGATTCGGAAACGGTATGGATTCTCGGGGGAATCCATACATAGACCATGTTTTTCCCCGCATGGATGCACTCCACGAGCTTCTTGATATATCTTTTGGTCAACGGATTCGCACACTGCGTGTGAATTTCCACGGCGACGCTCCCGCATCCGAGGTCGAAATTGTAGCTCAAAAAAGGCTCTTGTGGAGTTACAGGAATGCCTTCTACGGAAAGAGCGTCAATAAATTCTTGCTCAAAATCGCCAATGAAGCGCTTATGGGCAAGCGCCCTCTTATGAAGCATTTCTGGGGTGTTTGCAAGTCCGCGCTTCGCTTCGTTAGCTGCTTGAGCGAGCCGCTTTCTTTCATCTGCGGTGGTTTGCGCCATACGGTTATACATGGATTCGGAGCGGTTTCTAATGTGAACACCAGCATGGTTGAGCCGACAATAGATGACTTGCCGACTGACCCCATTTTCCTCCGCGAGTTTCTTAATGGATTTTCCGGCAAGGTAATCACGGACAATATCATCAGGGTTAACAGAGTTATTACGAAATGCCATGTTTATAACCTCCAAACAACCACGGGGCATTATTTCGTTAATTCAAGTATACCACAAAACGGAGAAAAGTACAATGGCAATTTTGCAATCGCTCACAACTGCCGCTGCACGCTGGTATCCGAGATTGAAGGAATCAACACCTTCGGAGGCAAGCGCCGCGCCAGGAACCAGGCGACCGGACGGAATGAGCTGATTGAGAACATGAGCTATGCGGAATGGGCAGGGTGGAAAAAGAAAAATGGACGTTGAATTTATCGACAATTCCAAAGAAGTGAAGTCTGCTATGCACGACGCGCTGATTCGCGCCCTCGAAAAGATTGGAATGACGGCTGAAAAGTACGCGAAGCGGCTGTGCCCGGTGGACACCGGCAATCTGAGGAACAGTATCACGCACCGCGTAGATGAAGGGGAACCGGCTGCATACATCGGAAGTGACACGGAATATGCCGCATACGTCGAACTCGGAACCGGAAAGTATTATCCGGGCGGGAGACATACGCCGTGGGCGTATCAGGACGCGAAGGGGAACTGGCACTGGACGGCTGGAAACAAAGCACAGCCGTATTTGAAGCCAGCGGCGGCGAACTATGCGGCGCAGTACCTGAAAATCGTCGAAGATGAGATGAAAAACGGATAAAGATTGCGTCCCAGAGCCATAAATATACGGTATAAGTGTGGTAACAGCAAAGAAATGACTGTTGCCACATTTTTTGTTCTGTCGCGGCAAAGCACCGCCGACAAGGGAAAGGAAGATAGAACATGGCACTGACGCGCAAGCTCCTGAAGGGAATGGGGCTGACAGAAGAGCAGATGGATACGATCATTGAGGCGCACACCGATACCGTAGACGGGCTGAAAAGCGACCTTGCACGGTATAAGGCAGACGCCGAAAAGCTCCCCGGAGTACAGGCGGAGTTTGAAAACCTGAAAGCCAAAGGCGACGATGGCTGGAAGGATAAGCACGACAAGGTCAAAAAGGAATTTGACGACTACAAAAGAGAGCAGATGCAGAAGGAAACCAAGAGCGCGAAAGAATCCGCGTATCGGGAACTTTTGAAGTCTGCGGGTATCAGCGAAAAACGAATTGATTCGGTTTTGAAGGTCACCGATCTGACCAGCGTTGAACTGGAAGACGGCAAGATCAAGAACGCCGACGAGCTGCGCAAATCCATCAAGGAAGAGTGGGCGGACTTCGTTGTTACCACCAAGCAGAAGGGCGCGGACACCAAAGATCCGCCCGCAAACAACGGCGGCGCTATGAGCCGGGACGACATCTTCAAAATCAGGGACGCGTCTGAACGGCAGGCAGCAATTGCCGCAAATCTCAATTTGTTCGGAAAGGAAGAATAAACATGGCAGCAAAGACCAATCTGACGATGACGAGCGACGTTCAGGTAACCGCTCGTGAAATCGATTTTGTAACCCGCTTTGCGCGGAACTGGCAGCACCTGCGCGACATTCTAGGCATTATGCGCCCCATCAAAAAGCAGCCGGGAACCGTCCTGAAATCCAAGACTGCAAGCGTGACGCTCGCGCAGAGCGTCGGCGAGGGCGAAGAGATCCCCTATTCCAAAGCGACTGTCATTGAAAAGGACTACGCCAACATCAACGTCGAGAAGTACGCAAAGGCTGTTTCCATCGAGGCGATCAAGGAATACGGCTATGACGTTGCCGTCGCAATGACCGACGAAGCTTTCCTGTATGAGCTGCAGACCAATGTCACCAATCGTTTCTACGATTATCTGAATACCGGCCTGCTGACCGTCAGCGAAACCAACTGGCAGCGCGCGCTTGCAATGGCGAAGGGCGCTGTTATCAACAAGTTCAAGCAGATGCACCGCACCGCGACCAACGTTGTTGGCTTCGTGAACGTGATGGATCTGTACGATTACCTCGGCGGCGCCGATATCACCATCCAGACTGAATTCGGCTTCCAGTACATCAAGAACTTCATGGGCTATAGCACCGTGTTCCTGCTGTCTGACGATGAGATCAAACGCGGTCGTGTTATTGCGACTCCGGTCGAGAACATTGTCCTGTACTACATTGACCCAGCTGACAGCGATTTCGCCCGTGCCGGTCTCGACTACAGAACCGACGGAGAAACCAACCTTGTCGGTTTCCATGTGCAGGGCAACTACTCCACTGCGGTCTCCGAGTCCTTTGCGATCATGGGCATGACCCTGTTCGCGGAGTATCAGGACGGCATTGCCGTTGCTGACATTGACGAGACCCCGTCGCTCGGCACGCTGACGGTTACCTCTGCGGCGGGCACGGCGACAGGTGACACGAAGATCACGGTAACGCCCGCGAAGGAAGCAAGCGGCAACGTCTACAAGTACAAGGTAGGCGATTCGGCTGAGACTGTCACCTACGGCCAGAACGTCAGAACGTGGCCGACGTGGGACGGCAAGTCCGATGTCACGGCAGCGACGGGCAAGAAGATCACAGTCGTTGAGGCTGACGCGACTTACAAAGCGCAGAAGGCTGGCAACGCAACGGTAACGGCAAAGTAAGGAGGCGGCAGCGCAATGCTAACCGAATTGTGCGGGGTTCTGCGGAACTGGTTTGAAACGGATCGGATCAGCGGAACGTACACAGTAGAAAACGGCAGCATTGCGCTGCCGTTCCTGCAAGAAGGGCAATTCTTCCGGATTGTAGGTTCCGTTTTTAATGACGGTGTGCACCAATACCCGGATTACGGGATGGCCGACGAGACCTTTGATGGCTCTGTCTGGCCGATGGCCGTCCCGTCCGCTGTCCTCGCCCTCGAAGCTGAGATCAGAGCATGGCAGGAGAAAAACGGGGACGCGGCAGCAAGCCCGTTTACCTCGGAAAGCTTCGGAGGCTATAGCTACTCGAAGGGATCGAGCGGAAGTGCCTCCGCGAATGGGGCTGTGACATGGCAGACGACGTTCAAATCGCGCATGAACCAGTGGAGGAAGATCTGATATGAGTTTACTTGATGATTTTGCCCGCCCGTGCGTGCTGCTCGAAAAAAGCCGGACGCCGGACGGAGCGGGCGGTTACGTCACGATATGGACGGACGGGGCGGAATTCGCAAATTACCAGATGCTCGATACGTCCATGGAGGCTCGCAGAGCGGAGAAGGAGGGCGTGACAAGCGTTTACTCGGTGCTTGTGCAAAAAGCCGTACCAATCGATTATAACGACTTCTTCCGCGACAAGACGACCGGCGAGACGTACCGCGTCACGTCCGAGCCAAAGGACAAGCAAACACCGAAGTCCGCAAGCTTCGATCTGAAATACTTCACTGCAGAAAAGAAAGCGCTGCCAACATGACGAAAGACAAAGCATTGCATGCGTGGTTCTCGCAATTTCTCACGGCATACCCCACATCAAGTGTCCCGGACGATGCCGTTTTTCCGTGGCTGACCTATGAGCTGATTACCGGCGCGTGGGACAGCGGGGAAATCGGCCTGACAGTGAATCTCTGGTACTACACAACGCAGGAAGCAGAACCAAACGCGAAAGCGCAGGAAATCTCGGACGCTATCGGCTTGGGCGGCGTGTTTGTGCCGTGTGACGACGGCGCAATCTGGATCAAGCGCGGATCTCCGTGGTGCCAGAACGTCCGGGACGATTCTGATGCAAATATCAAGCGGCGGTATTTGAACGTCACAATCGAATACATTACCGCGAACTGAAAGGACTGATTTCATGGCGAAATTTACAAAAATTCCGGCGGATACGTTTAAGCAGCTGCAAATCAATGCTGGCGTTATTTTGAGCGAATTTACGCCTGCAACCGGAACGTTTGAACCGGAGAACCAGATCGGCGCAACTACCGGAGGCATTACATTTTCCGCGACACCGACGTATTCTGACTACGGCTCGGATGTGGACAACTGCCCAAAGAACACAATGGAAATGAAGCGGATGGACGATGTCGAAGTGAAACTTTCCGGTACATATGTAACGGCTACGACTACCTCCGCGAAATCTCTTATGGCGGCGGCTGACATCGACGGCACAGATACGACGAAGGTTGTTCCTCGGCGCGATCTTTCGCCGACTGACTTTGCGGACATCTGGCTTGTGGGTGATTATTCCGATAAGAACGGTGCGACAAACGGTGGTTTCATTGCTATTCGTCTTATGAACGCGCTATCGACCGGCGGATTCCAGCTGAAAACCGCCGACAAGGGCAAGGGACAGATGGCGTTTGAGTACACGGCGCACTATTCGATGTCGAAGCAGGACGTTGTGCCGTATGAGGTTTATATCAAAGCCGGTACGGCCGAAACGTAAGGAGAAGAAAGTATGAAATTTTCGGAACTTAGCACGGATAGGGCAGCTGATGTTCTTTGCGAGGTCAGCGTGTACGCGCTCAATATTCTGACGGATGATGAGCTGCGGGAGAGTCTGAAAGCACAGATCGACGCGGAGAAGCCACAGACGGCGGGAGAACGGTACGCGATCGGTGCGCAGAAGATCGGTCAGTGGATTCCCCTGATTCTGAAAAAGCACCGGGAAGATACGCTTGGTATTCTGGCTGCGGTCAACGAAACGACTGTTGAGGCGGTCAAAAAGCAGAGCGTCCTAAAAACCATGTGGCAGATTCAGGAGATCGTCAAGGATAAGGATATGCAGAATTTTTTCAAATCGTGCGCGTCGGAGGCGAAAGCGTAACGCTTGCGCTTCTGGCGGCTCCAAAGATAAGCGCGGGAGGGCTGATTCGCCTTTTGCCGATTTTGGTAAAGCGGCAGCAGGAAGAATCAGCCTTCCGTATTTATACGGCGGAGTGTTTGCGCACAATGACGGAAAACACAGCGAAATTCGCGGGCGGCAGCTTTGTGCAGGCAAAATATTCCGATCTGATAGACCCGAAGCCGCAGGACAACCGAACCTGCGAAGAGATCACCGCCGAGGTTGTTAAGCGGTGCGGATTGGTGGTGAAGCATGAATCTATTTGAACTTTTTGTAAAAATCGGCGCGGACACGTCTGAAGCGGACAAGGGCATCGACGAAACCGGGAAGAAAACATCCGGCCTCGGCGAGAAGATTAAAAACGGCCTTGCCACTGTCGGCAAGGCTGCGGTAGTCGGCGTGACGGCAGCGGCGACGGCAATCGGCACGATTGGAACAAAGGCAATCCAAGCATATGCGGACTACGAGCAGCTCGTCGGCGGCGTGGAGACGCTTTTTAAGGATAGCCAAGATAAAGTTATGGAGTACGCAAACAACGCGTACAAAACCGCTGGGCTGTCTGCGAATGAGTACATGGAGACGGTGACAAGCTTTTCTGCATCCCTGCTGCAGTCTCTCGATGGGGATACCAGTGCAGCGGCAGAAAAAGCAAACCTGGCGCTGACTGATATGTCCGACAACGCGAACAAAATGGGTACGGACATGACTTCAATCCAGAACGCATATCAGGGGTTCGCAAAAGCAAATTACACCATGCTCGATAACCTGAAGCTCGGCTACGGCGGTACGCAGGCCGAAATGCAGCGGTTGCTTGAAGATGCGGAGAAAATTTCGGGCGTCAAGTACGACATTTCCAGCTATGCGGATATCGTGGACGCGATCCATGTCGTGCAGACCGAAATGGGCATCACCGGCACGACCGCAAAAGAAGCCGCGTCCACGATTCAAGGCTCGTTCGGCATGGTAAAAGCCGCATGGCAGAACCTTGTGACCGGCCTTGCAGACCCGGATCAGGACTTGGGAACCCTCGTGGGCAACTTCACAGATTCCATTGTCGTCGCAGGAAACAACCTGATTCCGCGCATTCAGGAGCTTTTACCGCGCATTGTGGAGGCAATTTCCGGGCTGCTGGGAACCATAAGCACACAGCTGCCGGGCATACTCAGTTCTGTCCTGCCCTCGCTTATCGAGGGCGCGTCGAATCTGGTTACCGGGCTCATGTCCGCGCTCCCGGAGATCCTTACCGTGCTGGGAGACATCGCGCCGACAGCCATTGGGGTTCTCGTTCCGGCCATAGTCGAGCTTCTGCCGGAAATCATTCAAACCGGTATAGATGTTGTTATCTCTCTGGTACAAGGCATTACGGAGACGCTTCCGGAATTGATCCCGGCGGCAACGGAAGCAATCATCAAAATCGCTGAAACGCTGACCGACCCTGGAAATCTCGGGAATTTGGTAGATGCGGCGCTTAAGATCATCCTTACTCTGGCGGACGGGATCATTGATGCCGTCCCGAGGCTGCTTGAGGTGGCTCCCAAGCTTATCACAAATCTCATCACCGCGCTTACTGAAAACTTCCCCAAAATCATCGAATCCGGAGCAAAACTCGTTAAGTCGCTGATCGATGGCCTGATTAAATCCATTCCGCAGCTTACTGCGGCTGTGCCAAAACTCATTATCGGGATTGTACAGGGGATTCTTAACAATCTTCCGCAAATCATCATGTCCGGCCCGCAAATCATCATGGCGCTTATTGAGGGCCTTATTAGCGCAATCCCCGAGTTGATTCTGGCAATTCCAACGCTGATCCAATCGATTGTAGATACGTTCCTCGGCTACGATTGGGGCAGCATCGGAACAAATATCGTTGACGGTATCAAAAACGGATTTCTGCATATGTGGGAGAGCCTAAAGCGGACGGTAAGCGATATGGTCAATGGACTTGTGAGCGGCGTCAAGAGCATCCTCGGTATTGCGTCCCCGTCTAAGGTCTTCGCCGGAATCGGCGGCTACATGGCAGAAGGACTTGGTCAGGGGTTTGACCGCGAAATGACTGACGTTCGGAAGAATATCGAGGATCAAATGACTTTCGGCACAACGTCCTTCTCTGTATCCGGTGTGGCAAAGTCCTCTGTCGGCGTCGTGAACGGTCTGCTTGCCAACAACCAGCCCGGAACGCCAATGCAGATCAACCTTGTACTCGACGGACAGACGATAGCAAGAGCAATATTCGATCCGCTGCGGGGCGAGATCGTACAAAGGGGTGTATCGCTTGCGTAGGATTAAAATCACGGACGGAACAAGCACGGTCACGCTTCTGCGCGATCTCGTGTTCACGATTCAGCCGAAGGATATCGGCGCAACCGCGACAATGGCATCCGGAAAGACGGTTATGGATATCATCGGGGTAAAAAATGAATTGAAAATCCCGACGGGATGGCTTTCTGCCGCCGATCTCCGAAAACTCCGCAGCATGATCAACACGAAACATGTGTTGAGCGTAACATACCCGGATGTAGACGGCGACAAAACAAGGGATTTCCTTTTTGAACAGCCGGAATACAAGGCGATCATCTACGATGAGGACGGCGTATCGCAGTGGTGCGGCGTCACGATCTCCGCGACACAGCAAGGGGTGGATTGATGCAGAAGGTATCAAGCAATTACGCACCGTTTACACCGGTGCGTGAGGTCGGCATGCTTGTCCGGTTTTACATTGTTGACCCGTCGGCAAAGAAGAACGGTACGGCCTCTGCATCGGATTCGGCACCAGGCACAAGCGCCGCCGAAACAATCAGCGACAGAGAAACCATATCCGGGAAGTTCGCTGGGCTTGAATTGAACCGGTGGGTTCTGGATGGGACAATCGATATTCCGAACGATAGCTTTGACGGGCAATATGTTGGCTGGTGGAGCGGAGTAGCATCAAACGAGAGCGCCGAAATGGCAAGCACAATTACGTTTGAATTCTCCGCGCCGGTATCCACGATTGGCTGGGCGATGCTGTTTGATGAAAAAATGAACCAATACCCGGCGCAGATCACAATTACCGCATATGCGAGCGACGGAACGACGGTCGCAACTGGAACAAAGATGATCACGCAGGCGCGGCAGAACATCAGCATGACTGCCGCAAATTACACAAAGCTGACGATTCGATTTGACAAGACGTTCCTGCCAAAGACACGCGCCCGGCTGCGGCAGATCGATTTCGGCCTGACGGAAACCTACGAAAACGACACAATGGCCGACGTGAAGATCATAGAGGAAGCATCCGTTTCCTGCGAATCGTTCCCGTCCCGGCAGATTTCCTTTACATTCGACAACGCGGATCATCGGTACAACATTCTGAACCCGGACGGCGTTTTCTCCGTGATTCAGGATGGCCAGAAATTGCTTGCCAGATGCATTGTAAACGGAGAGAGCATAGACGTTGGCGAGTTCTTTTTTACGTCCGTTACAGCACGAGATTCCGGCGTTACGGCACAGCTTGTCGGAAACGATATGGCTGCGACACTCGATCGCGCAACCTATGAGGCCGGAAACGCTACCGCGTGCGAGCTTCAGACTGTAGTTGCGTCCGTACTGGAAGGATACGACGTCACTGTGATCTACGGCGGCGGCGCAGACAAAAGAACGGTAGTCCCTGCAATCCCTCGGAAGACGACGAGACGCGAGGCGATCCGGATTCTGGCACAGGCCGCAATGTGCTCCGCGTGGTTTGATCGATCCGGAAACCTGCACATCGCGGAGCTTTCAGCAGGCGCAGTATTGGGAAAAATAACGCCGGATGAGCTTTATAACTATGACGGTGTGTCCATATCGGAAGCGGTTGATTGCGTAGAGCTGCACGTTAAGAGCGACTACGCGAATATCGATACGACAATCACCGCCGGGAGCGGCAAAAACATCAAGAGCGTAAATAACCCGTGCGTAGCGCCTGCAAACTATCAGAGTGTGGCCGCGTGGCTGCTTGCGCAGTATAATCGCCGAAAGATCTACAGCGTGAAAAACCGGGGCAATCCGGCGCTCGAAACCGGTGACACCATCAAAATCTCCGACGCATTCGCACAAAACGAAAATGCTGTGCAGACCGGTATGGAACTGACGTTCAGCGGAGGCGGAATTTATGCCGTAACGAAAGGAGTTGGCGCATGAGTACCATCATTGACACCCTCGTCACCGACCGGACGCAGGCGGATGTGGAGCGCGTCAAGGCGCTGGCGGCGAAGGGATTTTCCGCCATGACTGCAGACGAGCGGGCGGAATGGCTGGCCGGGATGAAGGGCGCGTATAACGCAAGCGACATGAATCGCGTTGGAACCGCCCTGAACTATCTGGCGGCGCGTCTTGCGCCGGTCTGCGGGAAGAGCATAACGTGGACGGCAAAAACAGATTGGGCCGCAACGGACATTATAACGGCCTCACAGGCCGAGGCATACCGCAAGCAGGTGCAGTCCATCCGGGACGCACTGGCATACCCCGAAGGAACACCGGACGCGCCCGGCCTCGACCGGCTGACCTACACCGGCGCAAACGACATCGAGCGCATTCTTGCGCTCTGCGAGGAACTGATCGACAACATCACAAAGGCGTTCCGCTACACCGGCGCTGCGGAATGCGCGACAGGAGGCTTGATATGAAAGATCGTCAACCTACAAAAGTCCTTTCCAACGGTGCTATTCGATATGGCATCTACAATTCCGACGGTAGTCTTGATCACTACGAGTACATGAAACGTATGGACGAGCCAACAGTTGAGGGTACGCCTCTCAATAAGGCAAATCTTCTGTCCGATGCCACTGCCGCCAAGCTCTGGCCGAACGCAACCACGAGGCCGGAAGACCCGACAGTCAACGACGCGTTCGGAAAGCTTTCGGAGGGCACGGCCAGAGTCGGCGATATCGCTATCACGTCCCGCACAGACCTGTCCGACGCATGGCTCCCGTGCGACGGTAGGTACATTTCCGGCGCACAGTACCCGGAACTGTTCAATATATTGAGATCCAGCAAGACCGATGCTGCGTGGGATGTTTCCACGTTGATGAACGCAAATCTCTACAATCCAAGCATTTCATATGCAAATGGGTATTGGTTTATCACGAGCGCGAATAGCAATAGCCCTGATTATCTGGACGGTAAAATCTACTATTCTTCAGACCTTGTTTCTTGGAATGATATTTCTATACCTAAAAATCCATTGAAGGGAAAAAAATATACAGGCCTCACCATAATTAGCAGCAGTATAGAAAGGCAGACTACGGTTCAATACTTAAACGGGGAATATGTGCTTGTCTTTTATATGAGTTTTGTCACAGATCCCGGCGGAGCAAATAATTCTCATTTGTACGTTTGTGCGCACACTGATACGCTTAATCCTGTTAGCTGGAAATTCACTGTACTATCTACTACGGAAGACTTTTTACCAGAGAGTTATCCCCCTCCTGTGTGGCTGTTCTATGACGGATCAAAGTATATTGCATCGATCGAGTATCAGGACGCTAAGGACTACGAATGTCTATACCGCGCTGATCTCGTCGAAGAACCAGAAGAAATTACTTTAAACGGATGGGCATTTTCAAAATACAGTGACAACAGCTTACCGAAAAAGTATAATGCGGAAACGGGGTATTTTTATAGAATATATGATTACTACGAAAATTCTACGCGTAGGCAACAGCTTCAGCGAACGCAGTATCCGCTCGACCAAAGCTCGTGGACGACTGTTTTCAGCCATACGTCTTTCGATGTTTTGGAATATGCCGTAGACGGAAACACCATTTCAATCATAACGGCCTCATCGGATAGCAAATACGCTTATTTCAAATCCGAAAATAATGGTGCAACGTTTACGCAGGTTATTGCAAACTCTACGATATCTGGTTTAACAGCGTCAAGGTACGAATTTCCCGCCGGTATGATTCTTGTGGACGGCGTATCCGTGTGTGTCGCTGCATCATCTAGCGCGTACACCACCCAAAAATTAGTACTTGCGGATGATGACGCTTCTGGCTTCGTGTGTATAACAATGCCGCACGCGCTCAACCGGTTCATCAACACATATCAGCCCGCGGCAGCGTGCGGGAGCTTGGCGGCGGTCGTAACTTCCGCCGCAGGAAATGGGTACATAATGTATCATGATTTCGCGTATGGAGATAAGAAAATCCCAACAGTTACACCGGGGCTTCGCAGTCATGCCTACATCAAGGCATTGGAGGAATAGCCATGCGGGAGAGAATCGGCACAAACGATCTCGCAAACGGGTCCGTCCGGTACGGGGTGTATGACGCGGTGGGAAGCCTTCTGCGGTATGAATGGCTTCGCCCGGAGGACGAGCCGCTGGAGGCAGGGACGCCGCTCACGGCCGGGAACCTGCTGACGGCACAGAGCGCTGCAAAGATCTGGCGAGCGGGCGACGCACCGGCGAACCCGATGGTAAATGAGGCGCTTGCGAAGCTGGCAGAGCCAAACTATCACGTCGGCGACATCCTCACGACTGTCCGCGTACTCTCTGCCCCATGGCACGCATGCGACGGCTCGACCTTCTCGCGGACGGCCTACCCGGCGCTTTATGCAGTCCTCGGCGGCACGACGCTGCCAAGCATCAGCTATTCCAGTGATACCACCACCTACATCAAAATGGCGGACGACTAGCCCGGCAAATAAAAGAGAAAGGTACAGAAAAATGGACACCAAGACCATCATCGTCACCCTCGCCTGCGCCGCGCTTGGCTCATCCGCGTTGACGGCGGTAGTAAACGCCGTCGTCAGCGCGATACAGAAAAAGCGCGGCAAGGCCACATCGCAGGATGAGCATCTCGGCGAGATTGACAAAAAGCTCGACAAGCTGCAGACGCATCAGAACGAGCAGTATCTCGCAATTCTCCGGCTGACCATCATGTCGGAGGAAATGCCGATGGCAGAACGCCTGATCGCCGGGCAGAAATACGTCAAGCTGGGCGGCAACGGCGATGTAAAAAAGTTTTTGCACCAGCTGGAGGCGCAATGCGGACATAGCAATGGAGTTTAGTAAGAAATGGCTGATTTGCAGCGCGCTCGTCAGCCTCGCGCTCATCATCGCCTGCGCGGCAGGCGCAGATCTGACGGAGATCACGCTTGCGGTGCTGGCCGAAACAACGGCTTCCAGCGGCTTTTACCTCTGGAAGGCCAAGAACGAGAACCGCGCGAAGTACGCGCAGAAGTACATGGATAAATGGGCCGAGAAATACGGCCCGGAAGCGGCAGCACGCATCGCGGAGATCGTGCTGAAAGATTGAAAGGAGTTATTTATGAAAAAACTGTTTATCTCTCAGCCTATGAAGGGAAAGACCAACGAGGAAATTCGGAAAGAACGTGAAGATGCGGTTTTCTGCGCAAAGAAGCTGATGGGCGATGAAATCGAAGTGATTGACAGCTTCTTTGAAAACGTTCCGGCGGAGGCAAGGCCACTGTGGTATCTTGGCGAATCGCTGAAACTGCTGTCTACGGCTGACGTTGCGTACTTCGCCTCCGGTTGGAAGAACGCCCGCGGCTGCAAGATCGAGCATATCTGCGCGGAACAGTACGGCATCAACATTGTGGAAGCGTGAAAGGAGTAAGCTATGGACTACACACAAATCATCTCGGCAGTGATCGCGCTCATCAGCGCGCTCGTTTCGGCATTTTTGATCCCGTGGCTCAAAACCAAGATCGACGCGGACAAGCTGCAAACGCTCCGCACTTACGTTGAGATCGGCGTAAAGGCGGCGGAGCAGCTGTACACCGCGACGGACGGCGCGGCGAAAAAGGCGTATGTCGTGAACTTCCTCGCCGAGAAGGGCATTCAATTTGATGTGGAAACGATCGACAAGCTGATCGAGGCCGCCGTGCTGCAGCTGCACCACGAGTTGTACGGGAGTGAGCGGGCATGAGTATCAAAATTGGGCAGGCCAGTCTTGGAGAAACAGGCGGCCACGGGCAGCAGCCCGGAAACCAGACGGGGCGGGAGCTGAATATCTCCAGCTGGTACAATGGCCGCTGGCTCGGCGTCCTGCGCTACAAGAGCCGCAAAAAGGCCGAGCGGGCCGCGCAGACGTGCGAGGCAGCGATTAAAAACCGGAATATCGGATACGACATGGACGACAGGAACACAGCGTATGAGGCCGCCAGAGCCGTCGGATGGGACGTGAGCAGGATCACAAAGCCAGTGGAGACGGACTGCTCCGCGCTCATGATGCTCTGCGCCGTGGCTGCAGGCTGCGCGTCGGTCGAAGCTCTCTACCGTCGGCAGGGCAACAGCTGCACGACATACTGCATGCTGCACGATTGGCCAGCAACGGGAGATTTTGTGCTGCTGACCGGCAGCAAGTATCTGACGACGGACGCCAATCTCCTGCGCGGCGACGTACTGGTAAGCGAGGGCCATACGGTCATGGCACTCGAAGATGGAAAGAACGGAGAGGGGGAAAAAGAAGTGGTCGAAAAGAGCAAGATCATCGTGGACGGTAAAGAAGTTGCCGTTGAACGCATCCTGAAAGACGGCTCGAACTACGTCAAGGTGCGCGATCTGGCCGCCGCGCTGGATCTCGAAGTCGGAAACAAGGGCAACATCGCCGTGCTGAATCACAAGGAAAAGTAAGGAGGCGGGGCGTATGTCGCCGCAGGCGCGGGCCAAGCTGCCGCCAGAGCTGGGCCGCCTGACCCGCAAGGATATGGAGGCCGTGATCTATCAGGCCAATCTTGGCCGGGAAAATGAGAAGATCGCGCAGCTCTATTTCGTGGACAAGCTCCCACAAGTGGACGTTGCAACAGAATTGTATCTTGGCCGCGCCACCGTGCAGCGCCGCCTGCCGGAGATCATGCGGGAGATGCAGCGGACATCCAGCAAACTGTATAACTGAGATAAGCGCCGGTTTCTCGGCGCTTATTTTTTATATAAAAATTTTTGAAAAGCCCTTGACATATACGGTATTACAGTATATAATGCAGCCATAGACACAAAGCAAAACAAACACGACAAAAAAATCGGAGGATGGCAGACATGTTTAATATCGTTTCCGCGTGGGGAGCGCAGACAAATCCCCACTATAACCCGGACACTGCAAATAATGGCGGAGGTTACTGGCAGTTTTCCGGCGGTATCGTCGTCGATCTTAACGGCCAGCTTGTCACCGTCGAGGCCGACGACACGTCCTGCGGCGATTTTGGCAGCCGCGTGTATTTTTCCGTGACGGCTGACGGCTTCTGCTGGCAATTTTCCGACGGCACAATGGACGATGCGTCCGTTGACACCCCGGAGGATGTCTTGGGCGTTCTGCGGTCCGTCTCCGGCGTTCTGGGCGTGGACGCCGAAGCGCTGATTTCTGCCGCGTTGAATGCGGCGAACGTCTGCGCGTGGGAGGTATGCTATGCCGACTGACACCCAGCGCCGCGCTCGCAACAAGTGGGACGCTGAGAACATGTCCGTGATCTCCTGCAAGCTCAAGCGGGAGATCGCGGAAAGATTTAAGGCCGCAGCCAAGTCCAACGGCACGACGCCAAACGAACTGATACGCGGCTGGATTGCTGCATATTTATTTGAGCAAAACTGATGCATAACTGAGGCACAGGAAAATAGTAAAAAGCCCATACTGGACACATCAAAGGAGTGTTCGGTATGGGCTTTTCTTATTTTAATCCGAACCCTGCCGGGCAGAAGGTCGGGGACTGCACCGTCCGGGCTATCGCAAAGGCGACCGGGAAGAGCTGGGACGAGGTGTATATCGGCCTGTGCCTGCAGGGACTCATCATGGGCGATCTGCCGAGCGCAAACAGCGTATGGAGCGCTTACCTCCGGCAGCAGGGCTTTACCCGGAACGTAATCCCGAACACATGCCCGGACTGCTATACCGTCGCGGATTTCTGCGCAGACCATCCGCGCGGCGTGTACGTTCTTGCCTTGTCCAGTCATGTGGTCTGTGCGGAGAACGGAAGCTATTTCGATACATGGGACAGCGGCAATGAGATCCCGCTGTTCTACTGGGCAAAGGAGGATAAATGATGTTCGGACAACAGCCGTATGTGTATCAGCAGCCGATTTATAATCAGCCAATCGGCCAACCGATCAGTCAACCAATGCAGGAGCCAATGATGCGCCCACAGTACCAGCCCGCGCCGCAGATACCGGCCTACCAGCCGCAGCCCCAGCAGCCGCAGAATCAGTCGATCATCTGGATTCCGAACGAACAGGCCGCAAACGACTTTATCGTCGCGCCCAACAATGCCGTTACGCTTTGGGATATGAATGCGCCGGTCGTGTATGTGAAAAAGGCAGATGCAAGCGGCAAGCCGACCATGACGACCTACGACCTTGTAGAGCGTGCGCAGGCCGCGCCAGCGCCCGCAGCGCCGCGAAAAGACATGAGCGAAGAATATGTGACCCGCAGGGAGTTTGAAGAGCTGGTAGCCAAGCTGACGGCCCCCAGCGTAAGACCGGCGAGAAAGACAAAGGAGGCTGAAAGCGATGGCTAACCCCCTGTTTCAGGCCCTCGGCGGCGGGCAGATGCCCGGCCAGATGGGGCAGTTTCAAAATATGGTGCAGCAATTCCGGCAGTTTCAGCAGACGTTTCAGGGCAACCCGAAAGCAGAGGTCGAAAAACTGGTACAGAGCGGGAAAATCACGCAGCAGCAGCTGAATCAAATGCAGCAAATGGCTGTGCAATTCCGGCAGCTGCTCGGATAAAATGAATCTTAATTCGTGGCCACGATTGAGATAAATTTCAAAATCTACGAAAGGAGAATTTTATGAGTCTTACTGATGGCGGCATTCAGCCGACTATGCCCGTCCAGCCTGCCAATAACTACGGCGGCGGTATGGGGATGTGGGGTGATAACTGGATCTGGATCATTGTGCTGTTTTTGTTCGGCTGGGGACGCAACGGCAACGGCTGGGGCGGCAATGGCAGCGGCGGCGTGATGGACGGTTACGTGCTGACGTCCGATTTCGCAAGTGTTGAGCGTAAACTTGACAGTATGGCAAACGGCATTTGCGATTCCACGTTTGCCCTGAACAATGCCATTACTGGCGGCTTTGCTACGACCACGCAGGCCCTCAACAGCGGTTTCCAGAACGCCGAACTTTCTCGTTGTAATCAGCAGGCCGCGCTTATGCAGCAGCTGAACAACATGGCGATGCAGGCACAGGAGTGCTGCTGCGAAAACCGCGCTGCAATCGCCCAGGTGCGCTATGACATGGCGACGCAGGCGTGCGACACCCGCAACACCGTGCAGAACACCACCCGCGACATCATCGACGCGATGAACTGCGGCTTCCGCAGCATCGACCAGCGTCTGACGGCACAGGAGCTTGCGGCGAAGGACGCGAAGATCGCCGAGCAGAACCAGCAGCTCTTCGGCTACCAGCTGGCAGCATCGCAGGCGGCGCAGAACAATTACCTTGTTTCCACGCTTCGCCCGAGCCCCAGCCCGGCCTATGTTGTCGCGAATCCGTACTGCTGCAACAGCGGTTACAACTACGGCTGCGGCAACTGCGCGTAACAACTCCACATCGTAGAGCTTTTTCGTGGCCTCACGAAAATGATCGGCCCCATTGCCGATACTCGAAAGCAACGCGGCGGGGCAATCGTCCCGCCGCTATATTTTTATGAAAGGAATGATTTTATGGCTGAATTTACATCATCCGGGATTCAAACTGTTGCCGCTGGGCAGAACGTCCCTCTGATCTCCACGGCGGCTTGCGGAAAGCCGTGCATCGTACATCGCGAAGGAAGCGGGCTCGTTACGCTGCGCGGGCTCACGCAGCAATGCAAGGCGAAGTTCCGCGTATCCTTTGGCGCGAATATCGCCGTCCCTACAGGCGGGACAGTAGGTGCCATTACCGCTGCGCTTGCAATCAACGGCGAACCTCTGAGCAGCGCCACAGCGACCGTAACCCCTGCGGCTGTTGAGAACTATTTCAACATCTTCGTTTCCACATTCGTGGAAGTCCCGCGCGGCTGCTGCCTGACTGTAGCGGCGAAGAACACCAGCGCGCAGGCGGTCAGTTTCGCAAATAGCAATATGATCGTCGAGCGCGTATCGTGAAAGGAGGATGCAATATGTACGATTTGAGAAACCTGCGTGAAATGCTCTGCAAAGAGCTTGACGAAATCGCCGACAAGCGCGAAATGTCTGCGGGCGATTTGGACGCGATCCAGAAGCTGACGAGCTCCATCAAAAACACCTATAAGATCGAAATGCTCGAGGACGGCGGTTATTCCCGCGACGGCGAGTGGGAAGCAGACATGCGCGGCACGTATGGACGGGGCAGCTCTTACCGTGGCCGCCGTCGCGACGCAATGGGCCGCTACAGCCGCACGGACGCCCGCGAGCATATGCGCGCGCAGCTGGATGATATGATGCGCGACGCGGACGACGACAAGACCCGCGAAGCGATCCGCCGCTGCATGGAGCAGATCGAGCGGGCATAAGGGGGATATGATATGCTGGATAAAGCCGAGATTCGCAAGGAGATAGCGCGGCTGGAATATGAGGAATCCAGCTATCCCAATTATGCCAAACTGGCAGATCTTTATGTGATACGCGATAAGATGCAGGAAGAGGAACGGGGCGACGGCGGTAGGTATGTGGGTTCCTACTCCGGCGCTCCCGCCCCTGTGACCGCAGAACCGGCTACCGTGGGCGAGTACGGGGACAGTGAGTTTTTGCTTGCGGTAGCTGGGAAAGACCCGGGAAAGGCTTGGGCGGTCGTTGATGAACTTATGGACACATTATCGCTTGTGAACCGAAAAGTCTATGATTCCATGCTTCGGAAAATAAAGTCCATGTAGCAAAAAATAGGGGAGTCCCCTCGCATTGCACTGAATTTGTAGCATACAATGTAGCATACGGGAAATGATTTTATGTTACAGAGCGTGTCATAACGTGATTTTTCGCTTTTTGAAAATACGCAGAAAATGGGGCGAAAAGCATAAAAAAGTACCGATTTTAGCTTTAAAACAGCTAAAATCGGTACTTTGGCGCGGAAGGAGAGATTTGAACTCTCGCGCGCTTTTTAGACGCCTACTCCCTTAGCAGGGGAGAAAAACCCATTGAAAACACTGGGGAAATTGGCGTTTGTAACATATTTTGTAGCATACAGAATTTACTCTGGCGAGTCGTTTTGCAACTGATTTACGGCATCGACCATGCCTTTCATGTCCGGATGTACATACCGTTGGGTAGTGGTTATCTTCGTGTGGCGCATGATTTCCTTGATCGTAAACGGATCAATGTTTTTCATCGCGAGGGCTGTAGCGGTTGTATGGCGGCATGAGTAAGGTGGTAGCTTTTGCACTCCGGCAAGCTCCAAACACTCATAATATCTCTTGTAAAAATTATCTTTGTTTATGCAGCAGATATTTCCGACGCGCGATTTGCTTTCTTCGCATAGTTCATGCAGCACCGGCGCAACGAAATCCGGGAAGACCATAGGCGTTTCCTTCCGCTTCTTTGTCTTTATGCCGCCTCGGACGATCTCATTCTTTTCAAAGTCAATCATATCTTTCTTGAGTTTCAGAAGCTCACCGGGCATCATGCCGGTATAAATCATCGTTAAAATAAACCCAACGAAGTGGTCTTTTGCATACGCTTCCCATAGCTTTTTTACGTCGGCGTCGGTAAACGGTTCCGGCGACTTCTCTTCCAATTCCGGAAGCTTTATGTACTTTGCAAGATTCACGGTTGTTTGCTTTTCTGCAATTGCGAGGTTATAACAGTGGGAGAGGACAGTTTTCATATCTTTCCGCGTGTAATAGGTGCTGGCGTTGCGGTCGATAACATCCTGTATCTGCGCGATGGTAAGCGCGTCGATCTCACGGTCGGCGATTTCTCTCATGCGCTCGAATGCCTTTTCCGCCGCGCCCTGACGATCAGCCGATAAGGATAGATAATCCCCACGCAGATATGTTTTGTAGTATTCTCTGAGAGTGGGGCTTCGCTGCTCTTCCTTCGGAGGGTTTGCAGCATATTGGAGGGCGGCGCGCTTTGATGTAAACCCGCCTTTTGTTCGCATCTTTTGCCGAAGCTTGTCGTTCTCGTCTAGGTAAGTTCTTTCTGTCCAACGCGCCGTCCACGTCTTCCCTCGCTGGTAAGCGCTTCCTTGCCCGTTCCCGCGCGTCCGGCTTCGCCGCGCTTCCTGTTTTTTCCCGCACCAGCAACAGTAGGGCGCGCCGTCTGGAATTTCTTTTTTACACTTGATGCACTCCATGTTTCCCTCCACGTTCTTTTCGGATCGCGTAGAAAGTAATTGCCGAAGCCAGAACTGAACCTACGATCAGGGCGATACACGCCCATGCGGTTACGGACAAGTCTCCATCTCGAATGAGGCCTGCGTTCCGACTCTGCGCATCCGTTACAAGGCAGGCAATCAGGGTAAAGGAGAGAAGCAAACAAAATAGGGCGAGAACGTAACACATTGTATGTGTAGACCTTATCTGCGCGCTCTGTAGGGCTGCTGCTGCCTCCAGCTTGGCGTTTTCAAGCTCGACACGATGGATCTGCTTGGTCAGATTTTCCGGGCTTCCGACGGGATTCTCAAGGCCGAACAGCTCGTCGAGCGACAGACCAAGCGCTTTACATATTGCGGCCGAGTTATAAAGCCGTGGATCCGCTTGTGTTCCGGCATATAATCGGCTCACGGTGGAGAAGGAAACTCCGGACTTTTCCGACAGCTCCTCCAGAGTCATTCCGCTGTGATCTTTCGCATTTCTGATTTTCCCATGATACGCGCCGATAAACGGCGCGAGTTCCTGTATTGCGGACATCGGTGCGCCTCCAATCGCAGATTGTATTGTTATTTCTTACATTTTCCGTGTGAAAACGCAAACTATGAGAAGAAAACGCAAAACTCGGGCTTTTCTTACAAACATTATCTGGTACAATAAAAACGTAGCAGATAGTTCCTGAATCCGGCATCTGCTGAAATGGCCCCACCGTATGTTCCAGATACGATGGGGCCGGTCAAACCGAATATTATATCAAATCATCAGTCCCATAAACTGTACACCATCGGATTCCTGATCCCCAAAAATAACGCGGTCTGTTTGTTCATAATACCATGTTGATTTTTAGAACAACCGTTCTATAATAAATGACAGGAGGAAAAAATATGGAGTGCATCAACATCCGGGTAAACAATGGGAAAGTGGACGTGACAGTAGACGGTGCGAAGCTGACAGACGTGCATAGCGTCAGCGTGGACTACATCAAGGGCGTGCCGCTGCTCTTTTCCTGCGTCGCCGACATAGGCCGGGAGCAGGAAGAACGCCGGGGGCCGCGCGTGCTGCATTGATCTGAATCATCTTGGATTGCAAGTGCCGCAAGCGCCGTATCCGGCGGCGATGGCGTCGTCAGAGGAATCGAACCAGATTTCGTTTTCACTTAGTATTTTTTTGGCCCATCGGCAACTCGGTTTGTGGAATTTGTCGCTATCCTTGCTTGCGACGAATTTTCCAGCGGACTTACCCTGAGAAGGATCTGGAGAAGTAGTTTCCATAGGGGGGTCTGCCTCGCTGACGTCGGAATTGACGTCAGAAGAGAGCGCATCTGGATTGACATCCTTTGAATTTGCTTCCTGCAAGAGATTGCCGGACTGATCTATAAAGCGGACATTGATATTATCAACCGGCTCACCCGTGCTGAAATAGTGGTACAGGCCGCCGCTCATATAGAACACCAAGGTCATGAGAGATTCCTGAAGGTTTACAGTGTCGGAAGACAGCGTGACGGTGAATTTTGTGTAGTCATCGGAGGAATCAATCGCAGTGACGTTCGGGTAGTCCTCAGAGCCTACCATATCGGCAAGGCTGCTGTCAAGCTGCTGTGCCATATCCTGCATTAGTTTTTTATGGCAGGCCTCCGTCATGATATATGTGACGGAGCCGTCTGCATTCAGCGTGGCGGATTTAAAGCCGTCTGCTTGCTCGACTTTTGCGTCAAGCTTCTCCTGCGTGACGTCTTCGCCTATGTAGTCGGACGGAATTGTGATTTCGACTGTCCCGCCGCCGAACAACGTCCCGGAGTGCTTTTCCACGTTGAAGGATTGCGAAGATTGTTCAGGTGCATCCTGCGCGATGGACTGTTCGGGCGTTTCCGGCGTCTGGGAAACCGCCTCCTGTGCCTGTGCGGGCGGCTGATCCGCCTGCTTAGACTGCTTCGGAAAGAACAAGATGCCGAGAGCGGCCAATACGGGGACTCCAATCAGAATAAAATTCCTCGAAGAGCCGGTCTTTCTCCTGTTTTTTGCGCCGCATACCTTGCAAACGCGTTCACTGGCGTTGATCTGAGCGCCGCAGGAGCGGCAGATCATCTTCCGGTTCGGCGTGTCACAGTGCGGGCAGAACTTCTCCTGTTCCGAGAACTCTGCCCCGCATCTTGGGCACTGCACAATATATTCATTTTTAGTCATCAATGCGGCACTCCTTATATGGTTTGTAAACAATTACATATTACCACTTAGAACCAGCAGCCGCAATGTAGAAGCTGCACAAAAATAAACGTCGGAATTTGGAAGAATGGAGATAGGAGCTGAAATGAACGAAAGAGAAGCCGCGACAATCAAGGAATTGGTGGAAACTATATCAAGATTCACGCCCGAAAAACTCAATCTTTTTCTATCTGCTTCGCAAGATTTAATAGAGCGGATGCAAGTTCGGGACGATTCATGCAAATCCGAATAATCTGCTGGATATCCTCCGGCAAGTCACGAATAAGCGCTTCGCCATCGGCGGGGCGCTCTTTTTTTATGCCTTTGCCCATCAGTTCTTCTACTGTTACGCCGAAGTAGTCGGCGATTTTTTGCGCATTTACGTCAGAGGGTTTTGTCTTCCGCGCTTTCCAACAGCTTATTGTTGACTTGTCAATTCCGAGTTCTCGGCCAACGTATGCAGGGGTTTTGTTTACAGAAGCGCAAAGCGCAACAAAGTTGTCATAAAACACAATAATACACCTCTGGAATTGTTAAATACGACGAAAGTTGAATTAGTTTGCAAATAGCGGTTGACAGTTGAGAATGTTTGATGTATTATTGCCTTGTGGTTGAAAAAGTTTGCAGCAGACAAGACCCAAGCAAATCAACGCTTGCGCCAATGCTAATGTGTTTCTCGCAAATTCATAGTAGCACAAACAGTAAACAATTTCAACAATAAATTTCAAAAGTTGACTGCGGCGAAAAGAAAAGCCGCCCGTGGTTCGTTCACGAGCGGGTTTCCCCAGAGTTGTTTACCAGAACGCGCTGCACAGGATGGTCGTCTGCATTACTTTGCATCCGTCCGAATTGGTAGAGTTCTTTCCACCGGCTCGGCAATGCCATCCTGACACAAAACGAACTTACGCTTCTATGACGCGCCGCTCACTTTGGCAGTTCTGGCGCTGCCCCTTGCCCTAACGCATCACGCCGTTTCTTTGGTCTGGAACTGGCAAGTTCAAAAGTTTGGTCATGAAAACCACCTCCCGAATTTACCTAAAAGGGCTAAGGACAGTATAGCACGTCTGGGGCGTTGCAGTCAACAATTTTAACAGAATGGAGGTGTGTATATGCCTGAAAAATGGACAGGCGTACTGATCGGGAAAATGCACAATGCGCGTGTTTCATACGACGATCTTGCCGCAGAGCTTGGACTTACAAAAGGCTATCTGTCCATGATCTTGAACGGGAAAAGAAATCCGCCGGGCGCAAGGAAGCGCTTGGAAGACGCGGTTAAGGCCGTGATCGAACGCAGAAAGGAGGAAAAATGACGCTGGACGATATCCGGGCAATGTCAAAGCCCACAATCCTCGCAAGCGAGGCGGCGCAGGTGCTCGGCTGTACCCCGCAATGGCTTCGCTTGATGGCGAGGGAACAGCCTGAAAAGCTGGGCTTCCCGGTTTGCTGCACAAGCAAGCACAGAGTAAAGATCCCGAGAGAGCCGTTTTTGCGGTTTCTCGGAGCATGAGGAGGAACAAATGAAAGTCAGATTAACATTTTTGGAGCCGGTTCTTGGCACATGGCCGAGCAACGAGAACATTGCTCGGGACTTTATCGCAAGCAAGACCCCGGACGCAAGCACGATTGAGGATGAGATCGCAGCACTCGGCGCGGACGCTGTCGCCGAAAAGGGCAAAACCGTTTTCCCGCGTACCGACGGACAGCCGATTCTGTACGATTATCAGATTAAAGGCTTTTTCAAAGACGCCTGCGGTATGCTGGCGCGCGTGAAAGCCAAGAAATCCAGCGCGCTGAAAGCCTATAAGAAGATCATCGACGGCCTGATCTTTGTAGAGCCGCGCATGATTCCCATTGAGGTCAACGGCGAGATCGGCGAATGCCAGAGGCCGCTTCGCGCACAGACCGCACAGGGCGAGCGCGTGAGCCTCGCAAACTCCGAGGAAATCCCGGCAGGAAGCTCCATCGAGCTTGATATCGTGATGCTCGATGAAAAGGCACACAAGGATATCGTCCTGGAATGGCTGGATTACGGACGGCTCAGAGGCATCGGCCAGTGGCGAAACTCCGGAAAGGGACGATTCACCTACGAAGTGCTCGAGTAAGCGCGAGGGCATAGATGGGCCCGGCGTCGAAGGGCAATGGAGTGGCACGGCACCGCAATGGAGTTGCGTGGCACATCTCGGCTTAGCAATGGAATGGCCGAGCGACGATGGGCAACGGCAAAGCGAGGCGTGGATATGCTATGGCATGGCATGGCAGGGCAAAGACGGCGAATCAAAGACTGGCAAAGGCTATGAATTGAATCGCACTGCAAAGAAGCGAACAGAAATCGAAAGAGGAGTGGACAACATGAGAACAAACCTTGTCGCGGAAACGACTGAGGAGCGCCGGGGGCGGCTGCGGGAGGAATTGGAGGCCCGCAAGGCAACACTGCGGATCGTCAAGGGCCTGTGCCTTTGGACGAGCGGCGCGGCGATGATCCTGTCGGCGGTGGCCGGGATGGCAGGAATGACTTATGAATGCGCTGTGACTGGCTTCGTCGCGCTCGTAGCGCTGCTGTATGGGCTGGCATAAAGAAATGACCCCTGCCGCGCGGCAACGCGACAGAGGCCGAAAGGAAACTTAAGACGCCTTTATTATAGGGCAGAAAGGGAACTATGTCAAGTTTAACGGATTCCCGCGTTCGACATGGTGCGAAAGCCTGCGTAGACGCGGTACATCGGGCCGACTACCCGAAGTTTAACAAATGCCTGCTTTCTCAGTGCGAAGCGCCGGAGAAATACGGCGTGCAGCTTGTTCCGGAGGCAGCTGCGGCGATCAAGGCGCTGGACGCGCCCAAGAACCGCGCAGATCGCCGGAAGAAGACGAACCGGTATTACTTCCGCCTGACGGACGATCAGGCTAAGAAGCTGGACAGGCTTCTGAAAAAGCTGGGCTATTCCACGGTTCAGAGCTTCTGTGAAGCGCTGATCCGCCAGGAGGTGAGCCGGAATGGCGTATGATGGCGAAAATCTGTACTTGAGCATTCCGGAGCCGGAGTATGAGCCGGACGAGCCGGAGGACGAAGATCGCTATTTATTCCCGCCGCTGTGGCTGGTTGGAAAGATGAAACAGGAGGATCAACATGAAAGTTTATAAAGGCACGAATAAGGATATGAAGTGCCGCGGGTTTCAATACAAACTCGGCGAAACCGCCGTTTTTGATGGAGAGCCGCATCTTTGCGAGGCTGGCCTGCACGCGTGCGAACAACCGATTGATGTGCTGAACCACTACACACCGAATGAAAGCCGGTACTTTGAGGCAGAGGCAGAAGAGGTATCTGCCGAACGTGAATCATCGGATAGCAAGATTGTTGCGAAGAAAATGACACTGAAAGCCGAGATTGGCGTTCCTGGCCTCGTGAAAGCGCAGATCGAATATGTCAAGAGCCAAATCGGATTTGACGACGCGATCAAGCGCGCAAACGCCGAAAAAGAGAATCATGCCACAGGCAATCTGGGCGCAGCCTCCGCCACAGGCTATCTGGGCGCAGCCTCCGCCACAGGCAATCGGGGCGCAGCCTCCGCCACAGGCAATCGGGGCGCAGCCTCCGCCACAGGCAATCGG